GTCGCACGGACAAGGGCACGCTGGATGCGGATGCCGAGGTCGCGTGACTCCTGGACGATCCCGCTGTCGTCGAGCGTGATCGTGATGCGTGCGGATCCGTAGTCCTCGCTGTCGCCGGCCGGAGTGGTCACCGGGCACCCTCACGAAGTCGTGATCGGTACCCGGCCCTTAACCAGTCGGCGAACAGCAGCAGCGGCGTGCTGCCATGAGGTTCAGGTTATCCGCTGCGGCGGCCTACGGCCTTGGCGTCTTCAGCGGCGACCTGGGCCATCATGGCGCGCGCCGCAGCCAGGTCCATGCCTCCCGCCGTCGGCCGCGACTGCCCGGCCCCGGCAGAGCGGCGGCGAGCGTTGCTGGGCGGGGCGTACAGCTTGGCCCGGTTCCGTTGACGTTCAGCGTCATCCTCGGCCGTCATGTCCATCGCGGCCTCGGCGGCGGCGAGCATCGTCCTCAGCGTCCACGCGTGCGGGTCGGTCCCATTGAGCGCGAGCTGCCCGAGCCACGAGTCCCAGGAGTCGGCGATGCTTGCGCAGAGCCGCTGGACGACCCAGTAGGGCGGGCGCCGTACTGCTCCACCGCCCATTCCAGGAGCTCCACCAGGATTCGGTCAGGCAGGCGGATTTGGGCGAAGGCGTCGCGGGATTCGGGGAGCATGAGGTCGGAGAGGAAGTCACGCAACGCTTTGGTGACTTTGCGGAGTTCCGCGGGGTCTGCGTTGGCCGGGTCGTCGGCCTTGGCTTCCTTCTGCACGGCGCGCAGCTTCTCGTAGGCGTCGAGGAAGTCGTCGCCCATGACCTCGGGCTGAAAGAGCAGCTTGGTGTCGCCGATCTCGGCGACGTGGGGGGTGGTGTTCAGTGCGAACTTGCGAGTGGCCACAGGTCATGTCCCTGTCTCCCGTTCCTCGCCCGGCCCACAACCAGCAGCGCACTACGAAGGGTAGCGGCAGGCGCGGCAGGGCGAGGAACGGGAGTAACCGTCACCGCCGCATAGCGGGATGGTTGTCGACGAGGTCCAGGATCAGCGGGAGAACGCGAGCCGGGAAGTACTCCCGGCCACGTACCGGCCTCTCTCGAGCGTCCCGGAGGGCGGCGAGAATGTTCCGCTCCAGCTCCGGCGCGGCATCACCCGGGAGACCCTCGTACAGTCGCACAACCAGGTCGAAGCCATCCTTCGCATGGTCGGCCAACCGCCGTTGCGGGCGCCCCGACGTGATGCCGAACTTCACTAGGTCGTTGACCTCGTCGGTCACGACATAGAAAGCGTCCCAGTCCTTGTATGCGCACCGACGACACAGTGCGTTCCCTGCGACGAGGCGGGCGGGCGTCTGCTTAATCTCGTGGCCGGTAGCGCAGCGGACGAGGTGCTTCGAGTGTGAGCTCTTGTACGGCTCTAGTGGCGTACCGCCCTGCGCCTTGACCAGCTCCTCGAACTGGACTGCGCACCTGTCGTAGGTGCAGCGCCGGCACGGGATGCGCTTCCGCGACGTCACCTTGCTCGGCCGAACCTTCGCCTCGTGGCCGTTCGGACAGGTGATCCGGTGCAATGCGTGGTTACCGAGCCACTTCGCTTCCAGCACCATCCCGCCGCTATCAGCGACCAGTGCGCGGAAGGTACTCCAAGCGACCTCAGGGTTGCGACCAGCGCAGGCGCTGCAGAAACTCCCTGTTGCTCTGGCGTCGTGCGGCCTTGGGGCGGTGATGTGTCCGACTGCGCACTTCACCCTGTGTCGTGCGATAGCGCCAAGCCACTGCTCTTCCAGAACGGTTCCGCCAGCTGACTGCACCAGCTGCTGAAAGGCTCGCCATGCCGCCTTCGGCCCGAGCCCCACACACTCCTTGCAGATGCCCTGTCCTCGAAAGACTCCGGATGGCCAGGGGTTGCACTCATGCCCGTTGACACAACGAACTCTGTGAGGCGCCTCAACGCCCCTCCATTCGCCGTAGCAGGGCTTTGCTCCCAACTCAGCGAGAGCCGCAAGGAATCGCTGCTCCGCTCGAACGGACTGGGGGTGCCTCCTGGGCTTGCGAGGCTCGGGAACGCCGGGTGTCGTACTCTCGGCCACAGGCCGGTTCTCCTTCTCAGGTAAGGAATCCGGTTGAGACCCCCGGTGCCGCTTGGCCGCATCACCGGGGGTCTCGCGCTTTTGGTCTCAATATGAGAGACGCCTGAACTGCGCGTGTAGTTGCACCGATTGGTGCATATGAGCAGGTCAGCGCCCCAGTCGCAGGGCCCGGGTCAAGAACGGATTGGCTCGATTGCCCGGGTGCCTGACGAGCTGGGTGAAGACGACTTGGCCGTTGACCTCGAACCGGAGCGCCTTGGCCCGGCGCGGGCGAATGAGGTGAGGCCTGGCCCCCTCATGGACCCAGCGGACGGCCGGGTGGTCGCAGGTGATGACGCCTTGCAGACCACGCGGCCCCTCAGTGACCTTCCAGTCGATGTAGTTGCCCATGCTGCCGGGGGCTTCGTTGCGTGCGATGTTCGCGACGCGTTCCGTGCGGGCGCTCATGCGGCGGTGCGCGATGCCGCCGCGGGCCCGCAGCAGCTGGGCGATACGGCCCGGGTCTACGCGTACCTCGACGCTCACGGGGTGACTCCTTCGTCTGGGCACCTGCAGCCGGGTAGGGCGACGGTGACACGCTGTTCGACGCCGACGCAGCCGCCTTGGGGGCCCACGATGCGCGAGGCGCCGAGGACGAACTTGCGGCCTCGCCGGCTGGGGCTGGTGTCGGGGATGCAGCACAGCAGGGCGTTCGCGATGACCGCCGTGTCGATGTGCACGGTCCGGGCGACAGCCGCCTGTTCGTCGCACGACGGCGGGCAGGCCCGGTCAGTGGGCAGCGGGGCGCATCTCAGCAGCGTCACCACGTACTCGACCGCGGTGATTGGCGGCGGGGTGCAGCCGCGCACCCCCTGCACTTCCGCGTCTTGTGCCGGGAAGTTCGAGGAGGGGTACATGCGGGCCACGGACACCGTGAGCTGGCCGCCGGTCTCCCCCGTGCACGGGTCGGCGCACGAGTCCCAGGCGGGCAGGCCGGGCACGACGCACACGCGGCAGGTGGGGCAGCCGGGGTAGTCGTCGACCTCGGTCGCGGTTTCGTCGAGGGCGGCGCACACGCAGCCGAGGATGGCCTCGGCGAGGTCGTGCACGGCGAGCGCTGGCAGGGCCATGAGGGCTCCTTACGGCCAGACCTGGGTGCGGGGCCGCCGGTAGTCGGGGCTGTAGACGCGGCTGGGGGACGTCAACCGGTGGGGGTTCACTGACATGAGCCACAGATCTACGCCGGGCAGGCCGGTGCGCATCTCGGTGTAGAGCAGCGTCGGGTCGGCGAACTCCTGGTCGATGCCTTGCCGTGAGAGGCGGGTGACGTTCGCGGGCATCTTGCAGCCGCAGGCGCCGCCTCCGTTGCACCCTTTGAGCAGGTGGCAGACGAGTTCGCTGTAGGCGGCGATCGCGGCGTCGTCGAGGGGCAGGCCGATGCGGTAGTGCACGGCGAACGTGCCCGGCTCGCCGACGGGCGCGCTCATGTCCTGGCAGTCAGGCCAACAGCCGCCGTCGGTCCGCACGAGCAGCCCAGGCGAGTCGACCCGGTACGCGGTCTCGGGCAGCGTCACGCCGTCGACTTCGACGCCGAGGATGTCGTACACCGGTCCTTCGAGGCGGACTTCGCACAGCTCGCTGCAGGAGCAGTCCGTGGCGCAGCCGCACACGGACGCGTTGCGCCACTGCCCGTCGCGGCCGATGTACGGAATCCACGGCGACCCGCCAGCCCAGGATGAAGCGAGCGGCAGCCCGTCGAGGCAGCGGCGCCGGCAAGGGCGCACCGTGTACGGGCACGACGGTCCCCAGCGTCGGCCGGACAGGTTGAACAGGATGGTGGTGGCGACCCGCTTCCAGCGTTCCAGGACCGCCTCGTCGACGCCCTCGGCCGCGGGGCAACACGAAATATCGAGTGGCCACGGTTCACAGAGGGGCCGCTGTAGAGCCACGACGTCTCCTTACAGGGGGCGGGGTGGGGTGTGCGGTGGCCGGACGGGGAACGGGGTCCGTGCGGCCACCGCACGATCAGGGGCGCCAACAGCCAGGGCTGTTACGGCACCGGGACGGGCACCGCCGCGTAGTCGCACGACGGCACCGGCGGCGGCGTCGTCGTGATGAACGTGCGGCGGTGGCAGGAGCTGTCGAGCGGGGTGAGCATCGGGCCCGGGGTGCCGGCGGCGTCGGTCGGCATGACGTCGTAGGGGCCGACGCCCCAGGATCCGCCCGCGCGGGTGGCGCCGGTGATCTGCAGGGTGACGGCCTCGGAGCCGATTTCCAGGTCGCCGAGGAGCCCGTTGGTGACCCACGGCAGCAGGAAGTAGATCCACTGGCCCTGGGCGCCTTCGGCGCACTCCTCTCCCAGGACTTCGGCCCACAGTTCGAGGGCGAAGCCGGTGTCGCAGCGCACGCTGCAGGTGTCGAAGCCGATCGGCTGTCCGTCGTAGCCGAGGACGACCGGGTTGCCGGTGAGGATCTCGATCAGCTCCGGGCTGACGGAGAACACATTCATCTCGATGTCGAAACCACGGAAAGTGGGGCAACCCCGCTTAAATCCGCAAATCCGGCCGTTCGATGCGCGGTACTCGATGTCTTCGCCGTCGTCGCTGTTGTTGTTCATCGCCAGGCTGGCGAAGCAGTCGAAGACGAAACCGTTGTCTTCCCCGGCGATGGGGTTACCGCACCGGTCCAATCTTGTAAGACGCATTACGTCGGCGTTGGCGATCAGGGGGCAGGACATGCCTGGGTCCTCCAAATGCTTTGGAGGCCCGGCCCTTAACCAGCGGCGTTGTTCTGTTGAGGGGGTGTGCCCGGCCTGGCGCCAGCGGCACTACGAGTGTAGTTCGGAGGGGTTCTACTGCGCCGCCTCCGCGGGTGGCCGGTAGCCGGAGAGCTGCTGGGCGGATGCTTCGGGGATTCCGGCGGCGATGAGGTCTTCGTAGGCGGCCTGCTTCGCCGCGGTCTCAGCTGCGCGCCGGTCGGCGACGAGTTGCGCGTTTGCCGCTTGGAGCGCGGCGAGTTCTGTCTGGTACTCGGCTTCGGTGAGTTCGGTCGCGCCGGCTGGAGGCGGGACCTGCTCGTTCTCGTCGGCGACGGTCACCGTCACCTCGCGGAGGGCGCCGCTTGCGAGGCGGTAGTAGAGGGTTTTTTCCACGGTGGGGCCGCCTTACAGGACGAAGATGAAGGCGCGTTGCGCCGTCTGGATGCGGTCGTAGGTGGCGCCGCCCATGCCGCGGCCCATGCGGACGGAGAACGGTACGGCGAGGGTGCCGCCGGGCGGGATGACGCGGTTGAACACTTTCGTTCCCTGGGCGTGGACCTTGCTCATGGTGGAGGTGCCTGTGTTTTCGAAGAAGTAGAGGTCGTCGTCGGCGAGTGCGGCCATGGCGCCGCCGCCCGGCGGGAGGTCGAAGTCGACGTCGAGTTCCATTTCGTAGACGACGAACGCGGGCCGGCAGGGGTCGGGGTTGGTGAGGGTGAAGTCGCGGACTTCGATTTCTTCCTCGTCGGTCGTCGGTACGGGTGTGGCGGGGTAGGTGTCGTCGATGACTTGCTGCTGGAAGTCGGTGACGGGGCGGGGTTCGCTGCGGAGTTGGCCGGTGCTGTCGCAGTAGATCTGTCCGGCGTTCGTGTCGATGTCGCAGGGGTAGGTCCAGGTGCCGACGGCTGCGGCGAGTGGTGTGGCGGTGGTGCCGTCGCCGGTGAGGCCGCAGTTGGTGGCGAGTTCGGCGTAGAGCCCGTCGGGCCCGGACTGGATCAGGTTGCTGCCGCCGCCGGGCGGGGTTGCGTCGAGGCGCACGACGGAGCTGACG